AGTTCGATCTGCGGCATAAATTTTATGCAGTGCCTCAACAGCTTCCTCTGATCCTTCTTTAGCTAAGGTGACTAATCGATTTACCTCAGCCTTATCGGATTCCATGTAAACGCCATTGATCTTTTGTCTGACATTTTTTACAGACTCATTGATTGGTCTACCGGCTAGAGTGTTCTGATACAACTCATTTGCTAATTCATCAGCAAATGTGGACGCAATATCTTGGAAACCTTGAAAGGACACACGCTTTAGATTGGTCAGAATGTCCTCAGACACCTCGAATAGACCACCATATTCTTCAAACATCGCGCCGAGTGATGCTGTGACCTCATCGTAGTTGCGAACAATCGAGTCAGCTTCCGTAAGGAAGGTTTCGCGAAAGGCTTGCTCTATCTGAGTTCTTGCTTGAATAGCCCAGGCTAAATCAGACAGTTTCCCATCCGTTAAAGGCGCGGCTAAAACTATAGAGGCAATACGTTCCTCTAGGTCATTCAGAATCGCTAATATGCGTTCCTCATGAGTATCACCTAATCGCTCAACAATCCGTGCGTGATCGATGTCAGTCATTATTCAGCCGCGAAATCACCTAGCTGGCGAGCCGAATCAATTTCATCGTGCGCCTTGTATAAATCCTCATCATCAAGGATTAGGTCTACGATCATCTTATCAACACTGCGAGTAAAGGTTGGAGATTGTACACCAGATGCTTTAGCTTGCTGCAAGAACATCAACTCATTCGGGTAATCACGAACATCAAACGAGTCAGGATAAGAAATCTCTACATCCGGCATCTTGTCTTGCCATAGGGCTACGAAACGCCACAACTGTTCTTCTGCGTTCTCTAAGAGGTCAGCCTTTTCCGCTAACTTAGCGTTCAACAGTTGGAATTCGGTCTGGAGTGCAATACCTGAAGCCTTTACAGCATCAGTACCACGAACCGCTCCAAGATGCGCCATGCGGTTAATTGATTCGGTTTTCTTTTGGATCGAATCCATTACGCCCTGAAGGTTGCCGCCTGAAGGCTGAAGCATGAACGGCTTTAAGTTGCCGTCTAATTCATCTGGCATATGAACAACACCACCTGCACCTGCGGTTGCATCGGTATCGTAGGTTTTAACTAATGTCGGGTGGTTTGAGATGCGTATAAGTTGCTCGATTTCCGATAGCTCGTTGTAAATAGCTTTCTGCACGATGGAAATATCAGCAATATCGGACTTGCCAATACCACGAGTAACAGTACGAGCAGCAGGGAGATAAACAGCAGGAATAACACCGATAGGATTATCCATTTCCTCAACCAGTTTCTCGCTTGAATCATGTACCTCATACAGCTTAACGGTTTCCTCTGTCCACTCACGGAAATAAGAGATGGAATCAACCTCGTTAATACGGGTGATGTCCTCACGGATTTTTAGATAAGTCAGCTTCATGCGACCGCTAGGAGTCCGCTCCCACTTCCAGTCAAACACGTTCTCTGGCGTGAATAGATTGAAGTAAGGGCGAATAGACTGCTCTAGTTCCTCAGCACGAGTACCTGCATTCGATTTAGGCTTGTCTACGATAATCCAACAGTGACCGTAAACCGACGACCAAATCTGTGCTTCCTTCATGAAGGTATTCAAAGACTGACCATCAAGGTCAACGTCACGCATCATCGGCTCTAGTATCGGATCACCATCAAGTGAGTTATACGTTCTAGTCGGTGGGTTTTTCCACAGGAACGATGAATAGATATGCACAACATTCGAGCAATGGTTATCCACAGGGGTTAATGAAATCCTGCGGGTGTAATCCTCGTTTGATTCATTGAGGTAGCGGACAAGGTAGTCACCGCCACGATAGTCATCACCGCCTAAGTAGGAGCGAAGATAAAATTCCCAGTTATCTTGGTTAGCTAAATAATCGGGATGAGTCGAAGTAATCGTATCCATTAACTCCACCTAGTCGGTTGTGGTATGTCATGCTCTCGCTTGATCGGGTAAAGGTAGTCCACCAAATAACCCAGCGCATCGTTCATGTGATCGTAGCCTGAGTCTTTATCAGGTTGGCTAGTGCCTTCCTTGTAAGTTTGTCTTTCTAACGACTTAATCGTCTGTTTACATTTGGGATCGACAAATAAATGTCTTTCACCGTCAGATGTTTTAAGCCGCGCATTGACCGAGTTTATACGGTCACGGACGGAAGTATGACGCTCTCTTACCTTAACTGCAAATCCCGCATTGACTAAGATACTTAAATCTGTCTTACCACCTGCTGAAGTCTTGCGTTGGCGACAAGCAGGATCAGGGTAAATCGTTATGCGTTTATTCGGATAGCGTAGCTTAATCTCGTCAACCATCTCGTCTGTGTTTGAGCCGTAGATAACGATCTCATCGATGATTCGTAACTTACTGCCGTCACGGATACTCACCACAGCAGACATAGGATCGAGGTTGAAGTCCATACCGATATGCAAATGGTCATCGCCTAACAAGGTACTCTCAACCGAGTCCTGGCGATCAAAGTTGTAATAGATGATGCCTGAGTAATTAACGAAAGCCGCTTCATACTCTTGCTTGAACGTCCGCTCATCTAAGTCCCGTTTAGCAGCCTCTATCTCGTAGTCAGGAACATTGCCACCTTCAAGGGTGGTGAATTGAAACGATGCCCAGTCATCTAAGTCTTGAGTCCACAGATCGTAGAAGTGGTTTCGCCCTTTAGGTGTGCCGATAAACAGAGCATGACCTTGCTTATCCGATAAAGACGGACGTAATACCTCAGTCCATGTTTCAGGCTTCATATCGGCGAACTCATCGAGAACAACAAAGTCCACCGAGCGACCACGAAGGTTATCTGGCTTCTCAGCACCCTTTAGGGAGATGACAGAGCCATTAACTAAACGCATCGATAACTCTGATTCGTTGATCTTCCTTATCCAACCTTTAGGCACTTCGTCCTTGAGCATATCCCAAGCGATGTCCTTAGCTGCCTTGTAGGTGGGTGCGACATACCAGACGTTGCGATTCCTACCTAAAGCGGCGTAGCGTAAGAGTTCCGTTGTGGATAGGTAGGTCTTACCGAATCGGCGACCTGCGACTACTACCCGAAATCTAGCATCGGCGTAATAGATGGCATCTTGTGGATCACTCAGTATCATTTTTCTTTGAGTCGACAAAGTATTTTTCTAAGTCTGTTTCGCCTGATGTAGGCTGGTCTGTTTGCCCAAGCCAGTTCTTACCTAGCCAGACAAGCATAGTCGTATTCCCATCCATTGCGGTGGTGTATTGCTTGCGCCTTAGTGACATTTTGCCGCCCGCAGACTTTTGTTTGAAATAGTCCGAAAAACCAATTCCCTTCTCACGCTTACAAGCTGAGTTAAGGGTGTCGTAATCTATTCCTAGAATGGCAGCCTGTTCCTCACCAGTGCAGTGAATGCCGCACATAGTGTCGACTTTTTCCCAGTCGATAGGAATCGTATTTCTGCCACCTTTGTTCTTTTCTTCTGACATAAAAGATGGCTCATTGTTGGAGCGTGTTGGTCGGAGTCGCACCGCCCAGATCAGAGGGGTTCTCTGATTCCTGCTCTTTAACACGCTTTTGACCTTTGTACATTCCTGCACCCATTTCTTGAATCTTGCTAAAGGGTAGCACAGGAACGGTTAATCGTTTTCTAGCTTCAGGATTTAGGAAATAGATATATCGGAGTTGGTAGCCCTCTATAACCTCTACACCTTCTTTTTTAAGCAAAGCTGAAACACTTGAGTTTGGCATATTATGTTTTTTTCTCAGTTTTCTTTGCACTTCTGTCGGTCTTGTTTGCTCAAAATTCAGCTTATGATAAACCGAGCCATCGCTTAATTTAAAAAGCCGACTATTTTTCTTAATGGCAGTTAAAATAAATCCGCTTGCTCGATATATAGTACCATCACCGCATTGACATCCATCACTGAAAGACAAAATCCATTCGATGTGCGGATAATTCTTCTTAATCATTTTGAAAGCGATAGACATTGCCCTACTTTCGCTGTTGCGTGGCAGTCGATCGCTAAACGCCATTCTGTTTAGTTCTAGCATTCCATTCCATGACGTATCCCTTACCAGTGGAACAACTTTTCTTTTATCAATAGGCGAACCAAACGACATAGCTCCTTCGAGACTTCCATTTAGGAATACTCCAAAATGCAAATTACTATTCGATACAACCTTACCACTATAATGCACTCGCTTTACCAAAGCATTAGCCGCTGCCGCCTTGATTGGCTTTACTAAAATATCCTTTGCACTAGCCATTAGCTTCCAACCATTGTTGGCAAATTAAAGCGATAGCGTTGCCATTAGAATTCTCGTTGATTCCAGTATCAGCTAAAGGATTAGTCCTGGCTAAAGTAACCGCATCTTCCACTATGCTTGCTTGCTCATCATGCAAGGTAAAAGTCTTTTGTTGATAAGGCTCTTTATCACCAGACGCTAAATCAGGAAGCTCTGCTTCGCAATCACTATCAAACCTAAGCGCATCTAGGTTATCTAATCCCAATATATCAAGATTAAAATCAAGCTCATCAAGAGTTTCGACTTCAATCCTTAACTTTTCCATATCCCAATCAGCGTTTAATGCCAACTGGTTATCCGCTATTACAAGGGCTTTCTTTTGGGCTTCAGTTAAACCATCCACAATGATTGCCGGTATTTCCTCTAGCCCTAAGCGTTTAGCCGCTAATACACGACCATGACCTGCTATTAAACCATCTTGCTCATCGATCAATACAG